ACAGTTGTGTCCAGGATCCTTCCGCCACCGTGAAGGACAGCGCCGGCGCGCCCAGCGTCACCGCAACGTCCAGGCTATCCGCGGCGCACTCGAACGAGGGCTGTGCCATCGCGGCCGTGGGCGCGCCCAGCGCGGTCGGCACGCTGAGGCTGGTGGGCGTGATCGTGAAGGACTGCGCCAGGGTGGGCGCGCCGAGGCTGGTGGCCACGCTCAGGCTGGTGGGGGTGACCGTGAGGCTCTGCGCCAGGGTGGGCGCGCCAAGCGCGGCGGCCACGCTCAGGCTGTTCGGCGCGATCGTCTGGGCCAGGCTGTAGTTGTAGCCGGACGGATCATCCGCGTCCACGCTGGTGCCGGAAAGAGCGGACTGGTTGCCGCCACCGCCGGTGTCGTCCGTGATGCTGGTGGCCGTGCTCGCCTGATTGAGCCGGATCATCCACTTCGGCGAGGCGTTCAGCGTGTCCAGCGCGGCCAGCGTGCACGCCGCCTCAACACCCGCATCGTTGAGCTGCGTGTCCCAGGTGGCAATCACCGCGATCGAGCCGCGCCAGCCGTTGTTGGTGCCGTTCTGGCTACCCACCAGCAACGTGTCGATGGCGCCGGTACCGTCACCCACACCGGCCGAGTTGTCCGTGTGCGACCAGGCGCCGGACAGGTCCCACACGGAGATGCGTGGCGCCACGTTGCCGGACGCCTTGGTCATCACATACCAGCGCCACGAGGTGGACAGGCCCGATATGCCGTTGCCGAAGTCGTTCTCGGCGAACAGCTTCGGCCCGGCATTGTTGGAGGTCAGCAGACCCCACACGGCCGTACCCGACTTGCGCCCGGCGATCATCCAGCCGGTGAAGCCAGCCACGCTGGAGGCCTTGGCCAGTACGGCCACCGTGATCGGTCCCTGGTCCGGCGGGGAGTTGCCGACCGAGAAGGTGATCGAGTCGGCCCCGGCGGTCGTGTCGAACTGCCGGCTCACCGGCTATCCGACCTTAAGGATCTTGCTCGCCCCGTTCGACCACGTGACATTGACCGTTCCGGTGCCGGGCTGAATCGGCAGGCCCGTACCGGTGTCGTAGTAGGCGATCACGCGCTGGCTGGTGTTCGCCACGTCCGCGCCGCCGGTCACCGCACTGGACTGGAACAACAGCAGACCATGATCCGTTCCGCTGGCCGTGGTGGTGATCGTGGTGTCCGCGGCGTCGAACACGCCACCGGTCACCGAGACGGAGGAGAGCGCGGCGCTGGTGCCGTTGATCGTGCCGGTGGCCACCACCTCGGACACGAACACATGCGCCGCACTGTAGGTGTACCCCCGAACCAGCGCACACTTGATCACGGCCGTGTCCAGGTCGATCAGACCGGAGATGAAGCCTTCGGCAGCAGGCGTGAACAGTGCGTTGGCCACGGGGATATCCCTCTCTTACCGCTGGTTGCGCGTGGTGCGCTTGGCCGGCTTGGCCGGCGCGTCGTCCTCGTCCGGCGTCGGCTTCTCGTCCGGCGCGGCCTGGTCGATCGGCGGAGCGTTATCCGCCCCGCCCGGGCGGGAGGCGTCCTCGATCCGCGGCGCGTCGTTGCCCTCGTCGGGCGTGGCGAGCACCGTCCCGTCATGCGCGATGACGGCGCCGGACGGGTAGCTGGCGCCATAGGTATGGCTCTTCGGCATGCTGATCTCCTTACGGAAGAGGGGCCGCGGATAGGTGGGGACGTACCCGCGGCCCCGGTCCGTTACGCCGCAACGACCGTGGCGCCGGTGTCGATCGGTACGTACGAGACGTACCAGGTGATCACGCCGTCCGGGCTGGTGCCGGTGGTGACCTGCTGGATGATCCCGGCAGCGATGTAGATGCCGTCCACCGCGCCGAGGTAGTCCGTGGACACCTTGGCGATCGGGTACTTGCCGACCGCGCCGATGCCCTGGACGACCGAGCCGGTGGGCGCTCCCGAGATCGAGAGCAGGTTGCCGGCCGGGGTGTCGGTGGTGCCCAGGTCGGTGGCGGCTACCAAGTCCGATGAGGTGCCGGTGGTCGGGTTGCTGACCAGCTTGACGGTGTTGGCCACGGTCATCGCCGTGGTCACCTTACCGACGATGCTGGTCACCAGGACCAGGCCGGAGACCGTGAACAGATCCTTGGTCTCCGTGGCGATGGTGTACGACTTGCTGACCGTGGTACCCAGCACGCTCGCCGCGATGGCGGCGCCCGAACCCAGCGCGGTCACGCGACCACGCTCGCCAGGTTCACGGGGTTCCGCTGCCGGTAGAGGTCATGCAGGATCGCGGTGACCGTGCCGGAACCGTCCGCGCCGCACTTCACCCAGTACTTGCCGTCCGGGGCGATCGCCGCGGAGACCTCGATCGCTACAGTGTCCTCGGTGGCGTCCGCAGCCGTGAAGGTGTTGCTGGCCGGGCTGACCGCGGTCTTGTGCCAGACACCTGACGCGGTGTCGTTGCTCTTGCCGTAGTAGTGATCCACCGTGCCGGTGGTCACCGCGCCGGTGCCGGACGAATCCGAGGCGAAGGTCAGGGTGAAGACGGTCGCGCCGTCCACCTCGAACCCGATGAAGGTGACGCCGGTGCAAGCCCTCAGGTTGACGTAGACGTCATCCGCGGGGTTTACCACGTCGTAGAGACGGCCAAGGCCTTCCGCGTACATGTGATGCTCCGATCTGCGGGGACTGCCCGCTTCGGCCTACTCCCCTTCAGGGGTGCGGCCTGGATGGATATCGATCCGGCGCGCAGAGCCCGCTAGGGCGCAATGCCCGCTTCTGGGTGCGGCCGGACCGACAGGAAGATCTTATCGGTTGGTGCTGGTCAGCTGGATGAAGCTCGAGAGAGTGGGGCCGCTGTTCTGCGGGGTGATCGCCGAGAGCAGCGCGGGCCGGCCATCGTTGCGCTGGATGGCGCGGATGGTCGTCTGGTCCGAGGTGAACTTCACGTGCGGGGAGGTCTCGATGGACAGCTCCTCATGGTCGCCGATGTAGTACATCCCGAAGTCCACGAAGTTGACGTCGCCGGTGTCGCCCAGGATGCCGGGAGCCTTCTCGCTCATGATCACCGGACGGCCCAGGAGGGTCAGCTGCGGAGTGCCGTGCGCGTCCGGCATCCACACCGCGCTGCCGCCGGTGCCGACGGTGAGCGCCATGGTGGCGATCTGGACGAACGTGTCCGGGCTGACGATCCAGACCGCGCGGCCCAGGCTCTGCGGGAGCATGCGCGCGTACATGTCCAGGAAGTTCTCCCAGACGATGGTATCCGTCCCCTGCGTGGCCCGGCCGTTAATCTGAAGCAGGGCGCCGTTGTTGGCATGCAGCGCGCCCAGCGGGTTGCCGGCGCCGTCGCCCTTGAGGTAGTCCAGGTCCTCGTACCAGGCGAAGGCCTGCGGCAGGTTGGCGTTCAGCCAGCCCATCAGGGCGCCGCCGGTGTCCTTGATCGTCTCGTTGGTGACGTAGGCCAGCGCGGTCTGCTTGGTGACGTCCAGCTTGATCCGGGCGAACTTCGCCTGACTCTCGACGAACTCCGCGCCCTCCTCGGTGCGGTACACCACGATGCCGCCGAATACGGTGGAGGCGTTGCTGGTGGCGTCCACGGTGGGGAAGCTGAGCGTGTTGGTGCCCATCGGGATCACCACGGCACGCGGTCGCACGATGGCCGACTCCAGGCTCATCGAGATGATCTGGGTGCGGAACTCCTCCGGCACCAGGAAGCCACCGTCCGACGGCACCTTCTCCTGGTAGGCGGCCAGGATGGCCCGCTTCTCCGCCAGGCTCTTGGCGTTCGGCATCCGGTCACGGTCGGCGCTCTTGTGCCAGTTGGCCTGGATGAACTCGCCCAGGTTGGCGAAGGTGCCGTTGAGACCGGCGCCCTTGGCGAGCGGGTTGCCCTTGCCGGCAGCGGCGAGGTTGAGCCGCGCGTTGACCAGCTCCGGCTTCCCGAGGCCGTTGCCCTTGAGCAGTTCGGTCAGCGTGGCCTGGGTCTCCGCCTGGACCAGCTTCTGCAACTCCGCCGTGTCCGCGGTCTGCGCGGTGACGTAGGCCTTGAGGCGCGCCTTGAAACCGGCGTCGCTGGTGTCGTTCATCGCCTCGGCGAACTTCTGCGGCGTGTCGAGTCCCTGAACGAACTCCTCCCATGCCGCCGGCGCCGTGGGCTGTGCCGTGGTGGTCATGCCAAAACCCCCTTCAGGGACTTGATCAACTCAGCGTGATCCCACGACACGTGCGCGGGGACGTCTTCGGATGTTTCGGTGGCACGGTGTTGCTCGAGGAAGGCCTTGGCCTGCGGCGCCAGCAGGTGGCGCCAGCCGTCCAGGCGCTTGGCCACCATCTCGTCCTCGGCGACCGGATCCTCGCCCTTGGGGGAGGAGGTGATCTCGTCCACCAGGCCGGCAGCGTGCGCCTCGGTGCCGTTGTACCAGGTGCCGTCCTCGCCGTTGCGGGTCATCACCTCGCGCCAGAAAGCGACGTCCTCGCCCGCCCGGTCCGCGTACAGCTCGGCCATCGTGCCGGACACCTGATCCAGCAGGTCCGCTGCGGTACGCAGCGTGGCCGCGTTGCCGTACGGCATCGTCATGGCATCGTGGATCATGACGAAGGCGTGCTTGGGCGCCCGGATGTGGTCCCCGGCCATCAGCACGATCGACGCCGCCGAGGCGGCAAGCCCATCGACCTCGGTGGTGACCAGGCCGGGATGCTGGCTGAGCAGGCTGTAGATGGCCGTGCCCTGGAAGACGTCCCCGCCCCCGGAATTGATCCGCACCCGAAGCGGGCCGGCGCCGATCTGCTTGAGCACGGCGGACACGTCTGAGGAGGTGATGCCGTCGGACCAGAAGCCGCCGCCGATCTCCCCGTAGATCATCAGCTCAGCCGGCGCATC